ACGGTTCGCCATCTACACTAGCTTCGAACATTTCTTTAATAACCTTGATTTCTACATCAGTAGGTTTCTTAGGTAAGTAATCCTTGAGATCAAACAAACCGTGTGCTTCAAGAGCTGCGGCTTCTTTGTCGTCTAGTGGGCGACTGCGACGACTCCATTTACTAGTAGAGTAGTCAGCATAACCGCCTTTGCTGGTCTTGATAAGTTTAAAATCAACGCCATTCACAGCATCAGTTGGCAAGTCGTCCATTTCTGGATCAAGTAATGCACCTCTGATTAGTTGAAAGATTTGAGGACCAATGATAAATCTACGGATTGGATTTTCTGATTTTTCAGTTTCTTTCAAACCATCTTCTACAACAAATCCTTGGAAGATATAGCTGCGTTTCTTCCAATATTTGCGACCTTGGTCTTCGAGACTTGGGTCTTTAAACCATCCGCGAACTTCTGAAAGAATAGGACAGGTTTCGCCATACATTTCCATGCAAGGGACATTAACTGTGACTTGTTTACTTTCTGCTTGACCTTTGATTCCTGCGAAAGGAAGTTTGATCATTGCACGTTCTACCCAAAAGAATGTGTTGTCTGAATTACCATCTGGAAGAAAACGTACTGTGGATTCGGAACCTTCTTTTAAGTTCCAGAACGGATAGATTGAATTATCTCCGCCTTTTGATTCGCCGCTGCTGCGGGTTTCTTGCTCTTTAAGTTTCGCACGAATTTCTGCTAATGTAGCCATGATTATCTCCTGTTGTTAGCCTATATTTGCCTTTAGTTTGTTCTAGAACCCTCTAAAACAAAAAACGCATACGGTGTATTGTATGCGTTTTTATTTAGTCTTGCAAGAGATTTAACACTCTTTTTTTGATTTATTTTACCATTATCTTAAACCAGCGATTCTCAACATAGCGTCCAAATCTTCTCGAGCTGCTTGTCCTTGATTCGGCATTGGCTGACTTGGCTTCGGCATTGGCTTCGGTTTCGGCATTGGCTGACTTGGCCTTGGCCCTCTTTCATCAGGTGCAGTTGTACCTTGTCCTGATCCAGAATATGGTTGAGCACCTTGTCCTGGAGGAGCTGGTTGAGCTGCTTGATTTGCAGCAGGCATGGAACCTTGCCCCATTCCGGCATTACGGCCAGATTGGAAGTTACTTGCTATGTCTGACACACCTTGACGCAGTTTGCCCATTGCATCTGTCGCACCTTTTTGAACTTTACCAGCAATTTTTCCAGCACCAAATGCCAAATCGTCTACTGCACCTTCTTGAGGTTGTGCAATTCCGGATAATTCTTGAATTCTTTTCATTTCGGCCTGTGTCATTAGTTCGTTCATGATATGCTTGGCTTTTTCTAATGCTTCTTCGCCGAATTTCTTTTCGACTGAAATCAAAACTCCGGTTGGACCTTTTGGGGTATTTCCGTCTTGATCGAACATACTTCGAACAAATTCAACAACTTCGTCTCCAGTGTCTTTGTATCCACTATCGAAAAACTCGTTTAAATCTAATCCAACACGTTGAATTGCATCTGCTAATGTAATCTCTTCTCCAAAAATATTAAAAGTATCTTCAGCTTGCATACCGGCTTTTTTAGCCCTCTCGATTACTCTTTTTAAATTTTCCGACATAGCTACACCTGGTGTCATTGGCATGCTAGGTGGTGCTGCTGGAGCCGGAGCTGGTTCGGCAGGTGCTGCTGGTGCTGGTGCAGGCTCAGCTGGTGCCTCTTGTTCTGGAGGTGTCGCTGCTGGTTCAGCAGGTGCTTCTCCAAAATTAATTTGATTTAAAACATCTGTACCATTTTCTTCGTCTTTAATCTTAATATAATCTTTTAATATTTCTCTAGCATCTGTATCTGGATTAATATCTGATAATTCTTTTAATATATCATTTAATTCTTTATCATCAATTATACCTTTTAAACTTTCAATCGCATTAGTACCATCCGTTCCGACAGGAAGTTCTTGTGCAACTAGTTCATTTAGTTTTTCAATAGCAGCAGTTTGTGCTTCTTGATTTTTACTAAAGATATCTTCGCTTTCACCTAAAATGTAATTAAGTGCTTGTTCGTATTGACTTTCTAAATTTAATTCTGAAATTCTATAATTAAATGTTGATTCTTCTGTTTGAGATAATAAATCATCTAAATTAACTTCTTTAACTGGTAAAGAATTTTCGTCTACTAAATTGTAGATATAAGGAAAAACATTTTTTAATTCTTCATTAAATGTTTTAATAGTCAGACGTTCGATCCAATCGTTAACTATTTCTTCTGGAATTTCTTGTGTTTCTTTTTTCGTAAAACTTTCTACAAAAGATTCATAATGTGATTTTTTCTGTAAATCGTGAATCTCTTGTTTAATTTGATCTATTCTTTCTAAAACTTTTTCATTAATGGTGTTCATAGCTTCTGCCACCATTGGAGTTCTTGTTACATAGTTTTTAAATTTTCTTAAACTACCTAATTCTTCGCTTAAACTAATAACATGTTTTCCTAAATCATCGTACGGAGTGCCACCATGTGCAATGTGCTGTGCTAAAGCTCGGGCTCCATTTAGATGTTTGTGTGGATATAGAAATCTTTCTCCATGAGAATTTTCTACATAAATGCTTTCAATATGCATTGTTCTACCAGCAGGGATATTAAGATTCACGGGCTGGCTATGTCTAATAATAAGCCTAGTTTCTCCTAAATCTTGATAACTTGTTTTGTTATTTCCCCATAACTTACTTTCACTCATTGCCATATCTCCCTGCTTTTTCGAAGCCAAATATTCATAATCTCGTTTATCTAAATTACTTTTAGAAATGTCTCGGATCTCAAATTGTAAAAACTTTTTCTTACCAAATTCTCGCAATTCTTTTAAAAAATTGAACCATTGAGTTTTAACATTAGAACCTTGATCATCTATAAGATCATTACTAAAAATAACTACTAGTCCGTCCTTATCGCTTAGATCGATATCTACGCTACCCAATACTTGATTTTTAACTTTAAAGTCAAAACTAAAACTTCGGGCTAGTTCCTCAGTATCTGTAGGATCGCCCTTTTCGTCCTTCATTGAAATTTGTGGAAATTGAGTTCTAATTTTTCCAAAAAGTTCGCTAGCTATTAAATTAAGATTTTTATCCATACTGATATTTATCCGAGTACTGATGAAACGAAAATGGGCATTGGAGGCTCGAAATCCTCGTCGACACCGTCGCTTGTACTGTAAGAATCAAACACTCTGCTGTCCCAATCTGCTAGAATTTCGCTCATACGTACAATTAATAAACAAGCACTGACTAAATCGTCCCAATCGCCCTCTTTGGCTTTAAATGTTATTCCAGAAGCTACATAGGATTTAAGTTCAGAAATAAGAGGCTTACTATATAATTTCATTTTACCTGATTCTATTAAGTATTTTAATCTCGCGGCGGCTGAAATTTTAGTTTTGTGTGTAGTATTAAACCCTTTTCTAAACTTTCTAACATGCCCTTTTCTTATGGGTTCGCTGACAAATAATCCTGGGAAGTTTTCTTCGCCTATATCTCTAATACACACTAGTCCTGCTTCGCCCACAGTATTATTTTCAATACTCCAGTAGATATTACTAGAATTCTCAGATCCAACAGACTCTTCAATATATTTTAAGATTTCTTTTAGAATTCTAATCTGTCCTTGTATAGGTGTATAATTGTGCTGCCATTCAGCTACTTGAACAAAGTTAGGTAATTCAAATACCTGTATACCTGCACTATTTCCTCCGGTTCCTAATGCGGGATCTAAAGCTACAGCATAGATAAAGTCTTTGCTAGGTTGTTTATACCATCGAGTTTGACCCATGTTCATAATAGGAGCTTTACCTTCTAACCCAGCTAAACAGATGCTATTAACTAATGTCTCGTCATAAACTAAAAATTCGCAATTGTATTCTCGTCTAAATCTTTCTTCGCCAATTCTACTTCTTTCCTGTGTTGCCCATGCGTCATCTCTATCTGGATGCTCGCTCCAAAGACATGTGAACGGAAAGAATCCATTAATTCCTACTTCTTGTTCATTGCCGTATTCGTCAAATTTTTTATTTGCTTCTTTCCATATATTAGCAAACGTATCTTCATCGCTATTAGGTGTACTGGTAATAATTGCCTTACCACCTGTTGCCAGTGTCGGCGATATAGAAGTCCAAAACTCATCAGCGATGTTTGGAGGAACAAACGCAAACTCATCACAATACAGTAGCGAGATACTCATACCACGACCAGTATTACCAGTAGTTGTAGTTGATATAATACGACTACCGTTGTCGAACTCAATGCTGCCTTTGTTATAATTAATTACGCCGCAGCGAATATGGTCCGGACACAGCTCATATGCATAACGCACACGTTGCATGATTTCCTGCGAGCCTGTATATTTGTGTGCAGAGATTAGAATGGTCTGGTCCGGGTGAAACATTGCATACCACAATAAGTATCCTGCTGCACAAGTTGTCTTACCCATCTGACGGGGTAACATATTAATATTAAACCTGTGTCCGTGATATGCATCTAGTAATCTA